GTTCTTAAAGTCATATCAGTTATGCCTTGCAGAATTAACCTTATCAGAAGGATTTAAGGAGGAAACAGCCGATGAGAGATTGGACAGCTAAACTAATAATGAAGCAATACGTTATTGATGAAATTGGGAATCAGAGGCTTCAAGAAGATTATGTTGAGATACCTATAATTGATGTTGAAGATGTTTACCAGTCAGAGTTCTATAACGCATCTCAACAAGGTTTAAAGCCTACGTTAAGACTTCTGATAAGTGATTTAAATTACAACGAAGAACCAGAGCTTGAATATATGAATTATCGTTATTCAATTATAAGAGTTGATAAAGTTAACGATGAGGAAATCGCTTTAGTATGCGAAAAGAGAAGTGGTTTGAATGGCTAAAAATATTAAATCAAGTGAATTAGCATCAACTGTTGCTGAATATCTAACAGAGTATTCAGAAGAAGTAACAGATGCGTGTAAAGAAGTAGTTGATGATATCGCTGAAGGTGTAATGAATGAAACGAAGGCTCACATCACTTGGAAAGATAAAAAATATAGTGGTAGCTTCGCACTAACAACTTCTTTCGAAGATAAAAGAAATAAAAGAGTAACGTGGTACGTTAAATCGCCACATTACAGATTAACTCACTTACTTGAATTTGGACACCATACAAGAAAACCACGGAAAAGATGCTAAAGCATACCCTCATGTAAGATACGGCCACGAATTTGCTAGAGATAATTTTGAAAAAGAAATGAAAGGAGCTATTGAACGATGCAGAATTTAAAAACCCTATTAGAGCAACTAGAAATTCCAGTTGCTTATGACCACTTTAATACGGTCACTAACCCACCTTACATTACTTTTAAAAGATTTTCACAGAGCAACTTCGGAGCTGACAACAAAGTATATGAAATAATTAATAATTACTACGTGTATTTAGTAACAGAATATAAAGATATCGAATTAGAAGAAAGACTTGAACAGCTTTTGACTAATAACGATATCTTTTTTAATTGCGAAAGCGAAGATTACTTCGATGATGAGAAATTATACGAAGTAGTCTATGAGATAAGTTATAAGGAGGAGAAAAATAATGGCTAATAAAGTTAAATTCGGTTTCAAGAACTGCTATTATGCAACAATTACTGAAGGAGCTGGCGGAGTTATTACTTATGGAACACCAGTACAATTAAAAGGTGCTGTTTCAATGACACTATCTCCATCAGGAGAAACAACAGAGTTCTACGCAGATGATGGTTTGTATTTTAGCGATGTTAATAATAACGGTTATGAAGGAACACTTGAACTAGCATTAATTCCAGATGATTTCAAGGAAGCTTGTTTAGGTGCAACATTAGATGACAATGGAGTATTGGTTGAAAATGCAACTGCTATTAACAAGCCATTCGCTTTACTATGTGAATTTACAACAGATGAAAAAGCTAGAAGATACGTATTTTATAGATGTATGGCATCAAGACCAGATGTAAATTCAACAACTAAAGGCGAATCAATTGAAGTACAAACAGAAACATTAAACTTAACTATTAGAGCTAATGCTAATGGAATTGTAAAAGCTGAAACAACAGCTACAACTGATAACACAACATACGATGGTTGGTATTCAGCTGTATATACTGACTAAGGTGAGTAATATTTAGGAGGAATTATGGAGAAAATTCTTAACATAGGTGGAAAAGAAATTAAAATGAAATCCACCGCTGGCACGATGAACCGTTATAGAAACGCGTTTAATCGCGACTTTATAAAAGACCTTGTTAAACTACAAGAAAAGTTAAGTAAGAAAATCGATAATGGAGCAGAGTTTGAAGCAATTGACCTTGAACTATTTGAAAGACTAGCATGGTCAATGTGCAAAACGGCAGATGATAGCATTCCAGATATAGAGCATTGGCTTGATGAATTTGAAACATTCGATATTATGCAAGCCTTACCAGAAATAATGGGATTATTATCTGCAAACTTAGAACAATTAAACTCAAAAAAAAAGATAAATTGAGCAACAAAAAAGTAGATGTTAATTCTAACACCGTAATCCTACGTTGCTTAAAAATTGGAATAAGCCTATCTGATATGGACAACATAACGATAGGCTTTATTCTAGATTTAGTCGAAGAAAACAATAGAGAAGTTTCAACACAAAATGAACCAGTTGAAGCTGACACTTATATGATAGATAAATTTTTTTAACGGAGGCGAATTAGATTATGGCTGGAAATATTAAAGGTATGACAATTGAAATAGGAGGAAATACAGCTCCGTTAGAACAAGCATTAAAAGATGTAAATAAAGACTTAAACAGTACGCAGAAAGAATTAAATCAAGTTAATAAATTACTTAAACTTGATCCGACAAATACAACATTATTAAAACAAAAGCAAGAACTATTAGGCGACCAGATTAAAAACACTACAACTAAACTAGATGCCTTAAAGCAAGCTCAAAAGCAACTTGATGAAACCATGAAGAATGGTGGAGAAGTTAACCAAAAAGAATATCGTGAGTTGGAACGACAAATTGCAATGAGTGAAAGCTCACTTAAGAAATTAAAAGATGAAGCTAAAAATTGCAATCCACAATTAGCACAGCTAAAAGAAGGACTAAAAAAGATTGGCGATGTTGCTGGTAAAGGTTTAAAAGCAAGTCTTGATTTAACAGTAAACGGAATAAAAGCAATGGCGACTGCTTCTATTAGTGCTGTTACTTCTTTAGGAGCATTGGCAATTAAATCTGGTGCGATGGCTGATGATTTAAACACATTGTCAGCAACTACTGGATTAACAACAAAACAACTTCAACAGTTTAGTTATGCTAGTGATTTAATCGATGTTTCAACTGAAACGTTATCTGGGAGCTTAAAGAAGTTAACAAGTTCAATGAACTCTGCAAAGAGTGGAACAGGAACTCAAGCAGAAGCATTCGAAAAGCTAGGAGTTAATATTAAAAATGTCGATGGTTCTTTAAGAAGCAACAGCGATGTTTTCAACGATACTATTCGTGCTTTAGGTAATATTGCAAACGAAACCGAACGTGATGCAATGGCAATGCAGATATTCGGCAAGTCAGCAACAGAACTAAATCCACTAATCGAGGGTGGAGCAGACGCACTAGCACAGATGAGTGAGCAGGCAAACGAGCTAGGCCTAGTCATGAGCCAAGACCTACTGGACAAGGCGAATGCTTTCAACGATCAGCTAGACATCCTAAAAGCAAATGGCAAAGGAATATTTGCAAGAATTGGAACGGAAATCGCAGGAGAGCTGACAGCTCCAATGGAGAAGCTAAACGAAATAACTATGGGTTATATCAAAGAGCTAACAACAGCGATGGATGAAAACGGCATCGAGGGACTTCTAGCAAAAGCAGGAGGAATAATCGGAGACATAGCATCAAAGATCACAGAGGAACTTCCTAAAATAGCAGAGCTAGGAATCAGCATCGTAACGGAACTAGTAAATTCTATAAAACAAAATGCAACACAAATAGGAACTGCAGGAGCAGAACTAATACAGACACTAGTCGAGGGATTCTACGAGCTACTTCCGAACCTAGTCGAGACGGCAATACTACTAGTTACGTCCTTTATACAGACAATAGGCGAAAAGCTACCTGAAATGATTCCTACAATAGTAAACGGACTATTAGCAACAGCAGACGCAATAGTAAACAACCTAGACGTTATAATCAACGCAGGATTACAGCTTTTCTTAGGACTAGTACAAGGACTAGAAAAAGCACTTCCTCAACTAATAGCAAAACTTCCAGAAATCATTCAAAAAGTAGCAACAACTCTAATCGAGAGCCTTCCTACGATCATAGAAGCAATAGGGACGATAATCATATCAATAGCAAATACACTAGGGCAGAGCATCGACCAACTAGTGCCAGCAGTAATAGAAATAATTTTCAGCCTCATTAATACGATTGTAGATAATCTGCCAACAATAATAGACACAATAGTAGACGTAGTAATAGCAATAGCAGACGCACTAATCGACAACATAGATCTAATAATTGAGGGAGCAGTTCAGCTAATAATCGGACTAGCACAGGGACTAGTACAAGCTATCCCTAAAATAGTAGAACGACTTCCTGAAATCATAATGGCAATAGTAAACGGACTAATAGAACTACTTCCTGCATTACTAGAAGTCGCATGGAAGCTAATTAAAACACTAGCAAACGGAATAGTAAACGCAGTCAGCGGACTATGGAAAGCTCTAGGAGAGATCTGGGAATACATAAAGAAAACACTCAGCGACAAATTTAAGGGAATCGTAGACATCGGAAAGAATCTCATAGAGGGACTATGGAACGGAATCGGCAACGCAAAGGACTGGCTAATAAACAAAATCAAGTCGCTATGCTCGGACGCACTACGGAGCAATTAAGAGCTTCTTCGGTATAGAATCGCCATCAAAGGTAATGGCAAACGAAGTCGGAAACTTCCTTGCTAAAGGTATTGGAGTAGGATTTGAAAAAACAATGCCATCAGTAATTGATCAGATGAAAGAGAGCTTGTCGAATGTTACTAATGCTTTTCAAACAGAGCTTTCTTTTGGCGACATTCCTCAAATTCAAGGCAACCAGATTATAAGTGAAAATCAATATATTACTAGAAACTACAACAACACAGTTGAAACATTAAGACAGCCAACAAACATTGAGTTAATACTTGATGGAACTAAAGTAGCACGAGCATTAATTCCACCACTAGACAACGAATATAATCGATTAGGAGTGAGAGTATAGATGATTATTATAGATAATACAACCTATAATGTAGGAGTTGTAAAGGTAACAAGAAAAGCATCGATGAAACAAGAGTTTTTAGGAACTACTTTAGACTTAAGAAAACACTACGATGTAGAAGGCACTTACTACGATTATGAAGTAATTTTTAATGCAACTAACTTAACCGTTAGCGAATACGATAATTTATACGAAGCTTTAACCGCTCCTCAAGAATCGCATCTCGTAACACTTCCTTATGGTCAAACTAATTTAACCTTTTACGCAAAAGTGAGTGTTGCTTCAGATAGTGTAATTAGTAGTTATTCAAACTTTAGGAAGTGGGGAAGTGTTAAGGTAACATTCGAAGCTTTAGAGCCACAAAAGGAGGCTTAAGCTTATGGTAGATATTAAAATTGTTTATTCTAATATGCCAGAAGGAGCAATGGAAGATTCAACAACAACCTGTACTTATGCTCAAGATTTTGTTGATTTTGATGACTTCCATGAGCAAATTCAAGTTAAAAAATACGCAACATTAGAAGAGAACCGATGCTTACTTGATGGAACTTTTTTAAACTTCCCAGATGAGCCATCAGATATAGGTTATATGAGTACAATTATGAGTGATGGCGAAGGGAACTTCCCAAACACGATAACACTAACTAGAACGTACAGACAAAACTTTACTTCGCCACGGACTACAATTCGTATTTGACACTTGGACAGATGACCACCCTTCAACAATGACTGTTACTTGGTATAGAGGAACAACTCAATTGTATACAAACACTTATACAGTTGATAGTTCAACGTTCTTTGCCGATGCTAATGTAACAGCATACAACAAAATAGTAGTAACGTTCACCAATATGACAAGAGCCTCAAGGTTCTTAAAGATATATTCAATAAGCGATGGAACAACGAGGGAATTTTACAACGAGGAAATTCTTGATGTTGATATTATTGAAAGCAACGATATTACTTGTTCAGAACTTCCTATAAGTGAAGCAACTATAACTTTAATGCCTATATCTACTATTGGTGTTATATTCCAGAGAACACTTCCTATGACAATTTATCGAAAGAAAAATGGCGCTTATCAGCTATTCGGCAAGTATTATATTTCTTCTTATTCAACAGACAATAAAAAGTTAAAATATAAAATTGTTTTAAGTGATGTTTTATCGTTATTGGAAAATCAAACCTATTTAGGTGGAATAATCAACGCAAAACCTTCAGTTGTTCTAGGAGAATTATTGAGTGGTTATGAGTTTACTTATTCTGGAAATGACAGCCAAAACTTAAATGGCTATCTTCCTATAATGAATAAAAGAGAAGCATTAAGGCAGATATGCCAAGCAATAGGCTGTCTGGTTATTGCATCTGAAACAGACAAAATCAAAATCGTACCAAGAACAAAATTCTATATTGGAACATTAAGGAAGAAAAATGTTTATTCATATTCAGTTACTCAAGACAGTATAACAACTGATATGGAATACAAATATAGTTATTTAACAACTACTAATTCAAATACGCAAGTATTATTCAGTGATACCATTTCTGGAACAACAACGATCTATTTTAGTTCACCAGTCTATAACTTGTCGATAACTGGTGGAACGATAGTTGAAAGCAATATAAATTACGCAACTATAACTGGCTCTGGTGCTGTTTCATTAAGTGGCAAGGTATACGAAAAAGCGGAACGTGTTTATACCAAATCAAATCCATACGCAATTTCGACTGACTTAAAGAAAACACTAACAATAAATTCAACATTATGGTATAGCTATTCAACGTATGATTCTTTGTCAATGATTCCATTTATCAATGAAAAAGTAAATTTCAAAACAAATTATTATTACTATTCAACCGATGCTTATATCATGCAAGAAAGAGGTTATACTTATTCAGATTTGAATTTAGGAACATCTGCGACACTTCATCCCAAGAATATATCATTTAGTTTGAAACAGCCTTCATTAATTGTAAATGTTGATTTTGATGAAATATAGAGATGAGGTGATAATTCTTGAACCAACTAATATACGATAGAACGCAGAGCGATATAACGAATAAAACGCAGAAAGGTTACTACAACTACTGGGATTTAAATAGAGTAGAAGAATGGTGCGAATATCTTAAGAACGAACTAACAGCTTTAAATTATCAACCTAGAACTTCGTACTGGACTTATACCAAAACCAACTGGACAGCATCAGATATGAGAACACAAAGCGAGATGCTCCGAATAAAAAACAACATAATAGCATTAATGGTTGGCTTCCATTATATAACAAGAATTTATGGAAATGTAGAAAATTTTAATTACACAAAAGCAAACAACTGGGAGAAGATACTATCGGAGATTTACGGAATGATGCTGGGATTTGAAAATTATCAAGTTTATTCTGGAGTTTCTGCAAGTGGTCAGAGGAGATTATACCAAAATAGATTTAGACACTTTGCAACTCCAGTAATATACGGCGAACCATTAACAACAGAAGCTGGCGATATATTGTTAGCAGAAAACGGAGAAGAATTGGAGGTAGATATAACATGAGCATAAAAATAAGTGAATTACCAAGTGCATCATCAGTAACGAGTAGCGATGCTATTCCAATAGTACAGAGCGGAACAACAATGAAAGCAACAGTTGGAACGATGCTACCAACAATAGCAACTAGCATTACTTCAAGCTCAACTAATGATGAAGTAGCAGGTGCTAAAGCGGTGTATGATTTAAACAATAACTTAAGCTTGATTAGTGTAAATAATTCTGCAAGATTAACTATTAACGTTCCAGCCGCTTGGTCAGCTGTCAAGCTTAATTTAGACAATACAACTGTAACAACAGGAGATTATACATTGTCCAATGGTGCAGTTATAGTAGGAGCAAAACCAAAAGTTGTAGAGGCTTACTTCTCATGTGCATTAGACAGTTTAACTACTGGCACATATAATTTTACAATTAAAAAGACACATAACGGTACAACAACTAATGAATTTGTTTATGCTTTTTCTGGTGTAGCCTCTATCAATAACCCTCAAGGCTTGGCTGTTTTTGAGGTAAGTGAGAGCGACAAAATAGAAATATACGCAACAAAAAACAGTGCTGGTACTTTTTATGGTGGCTTAGGCTCGTGTATATTAACTGTTAAAACTTTAAGTGAAGTTGCTCCAACCCAAACTCGTACACTTAGCACCGCTAGACTTATGAACACAGGCTCTTTAGTAGGTATGGGAAATAGAGTAGAAATAAGTGAGCAAGTTGATGAGAAAGTTAGTGAGCAAGTCGAGGAAACAAAAACCACAGAAGTAGATAAGCTAGAAAGCGAAGAAGGGAGTGGAGATAGCAGATGAATAACGTAGTAGATGAAGTTTTAAACACATCAGCAACAGACAATAAAGTTAAATACAAAATAACATACTCAAACAATACATCAGATATAGTAGAGCTAGACCTTTACACTCCAGTAACAACCCAAGGAACACCGATAAATAGAGCCTTGTTTGAAAGCATTCGCACAGACCTTACAAATTTAAGTAATAACAAGGAGAACATAAGCAACAAAACTAATACAATAAGCTCAAGCTCTACAACTACGCAATACCCTAACGCAAAAGCTGTTTATAACTATATACAAAACAATGTTATTTCATTAATAGAATTAAGTAATTCGTACAGCGAATGGACACTTACAACAGGTTCAAGAACGTATACGCAAAATTTCACTAATGCAAACGAATGGACAATTGTTAACGATTTAGAAGCAATTCATAACAAAAGTGGCTTCGTATTATCTACAACTGCAATAGAAGGAGTACACCCAGTCAGACTAGCAGTTGATAGAGATGCTAACACAAACGCATGGACTAATAATGCGTACTTCAAACTTTCGTTACCTAACAATTTCCAGTTAGTGAATATTAATGCAAAAGCATCTCCTCGGAAATGCTTATGCAGGTGGAAACTTATTTAGAATAGGAACAGAATCAACATTAAGTGTTTCTGGGAAGTACAGTACTTACAGCATTAATCGTTATGCAGAAGCAACAAATAATACTTATACATTTTCGTTAACTGCTTCAAACATTAAAGACTATTACATGGCTTGTTTCTTTAACGATGCAAAAATAGATATGGTTTTGTGGGAGCTAAACTCAATAAGATATACAACTCCAGTTAATATTCTAACAAGTAGTTATTCAGGAACGTTAACAAATGGGACAGTAATAAAAATTCATACACAATCAAATTTAACGGCAACTAATCCAACTATCTTGAAAATAGGTTCAAACGAATATGTTGTAGGTAGATTAAATCCTAACTCTAATTACGAGTTTGTATATTGGAACAATGAAATTACAATAAAATAAAAAAGGTGGGCTTTATGTTGGAAAAAGATTTTGAAACCGAAGTGTTGACAAGGCTTGCAAGGATTGAAACAAAACTCGATGACTACGATAATTTAAAGAATAAAGTAGAAGAGTTAAAGACCAAAGTTTTCAACATTGATAAAAGAACAGCAGATATTGAGGACAAGTCACGTTGGCTAGAACGTACAATTGTTGGGGCTATAATTACTGGAATAGTTGCGATAATAGGAATAGTTTTCAAATTAGGATTAAAACTATAAGGAGAGATTATATATGATAACGAAGAAGTTCGAAATTTGGGGTAAATGTGCGTTGGTTAGAGCAATAAAAACAGTTGCTCAAACAATGGTGGCAACAATAGGAACATCAATGGCAATGGAAGATGTTAACTGGATTTTAGTTTTTAGTTCATCACTACTTGCAGGAATACTTTCAATTTTAACTTCACTTGCAGGACTTCCAGAAGTAGATGCAAAAGAACTTGAGGAGGCTAGGAGAATAAATGGTCAAGATAAATAGACTCATAACTCCATATAATTATACTAAACTATATAATAAATCGAACTTATACGTAGTTATACATTATGTCGGTGCTGTTAGTTCAGCACGAGCTAATGCTAACTACTTTTATAGAAATAAATTACAAGCATCTGCAAACTATTTCGTTGATGAAAAAGAAATATGGCAATGCGTTGAAGATTACAACGGAGCTTGGCACGTAGGAGCTAAAAAATATTACAACGGTGCTAGAAATAATAACTCAATAGGAATTGAGATGTGTTGTAAAAAAGATGCAAACGGCAACTGGTATATAGAACCTGATACTATAAAAAATACAATTGAGTTAACGAAGTATTTAATGCAGAAGTATAACATCAAAAAAGTTGTTACTCATAACGAAACAACAGGGAAGATATGTCCAGAACCTTTTGTAAGAAATAAAAACTTATGGAATGATTTTAAGAAAAAAGTTTTCGAGGAGAATAACACTATGGAAGAAGAATTATCTTTTGAAGAAAAATGTAATAAGGTTTCAGAATATTACGGATTTGATTCCAACACAATGAAATTTTTATGCTTTTATAAATTTTACGCACCATTAATTGAGAAATTATATAAAAAGATAAAATAAGACAAAAAACAACGCACGAGAATTGCCTATAATCCATTTTTGATTATAAAGGTATATAGTTATATACCTTTATTTTTATATTCAAAATTTGGCAGGTTAATATGCCAATACGAAGAGGAGGAGAAAAAATGAGCTTAAAAGAAGATTACAAAAAGAAAGAAGAAGAATTGAAAGCAAAATGGCATGATGTTATTGTTAAAATTGCAGAAAAAAATGGTGTTGATATGGGAGTTGGCTACGATATGTTAAGAGCAACAGCAAGAGGTGGAGATTATGCAGAAGGAATTGAATTTGATCGTGAGGATTTTAACAACGATTATTTTGATTTGATGCTAATTGGAAATGAACTTGCTAAAGAAGAAGGATTACTATAAAATAATAGTATCTTTTCTTTATTCTAGTTTCTTGGAATAAAAATAAACCTATCACTAATTAAAGTGGTAGGTTTATTTTTTTATTTCTTTTCTAAAATAATCTTTTCATTTTTAAATGATGCAACTAGTTCATCGCCAGCTTTAAATCCAGCCTTTTCAGTTTCAACTTTACTTAATGTTACCTTATAAGCATTAATAAGTCTATCTCCAGTTGCTTTATACACGTAAGTTGGTTGTAATTTCATAAAATCAACTCCTTATATTAATATATAATTATACTACATTATATTGCCATTATTGTCAACAATATAATTTTTAAAAAATAAGCTATTTATTATTAATAGCTCTTAACTCTTCAGCAGGAGTAAGCCAACGAAGGTATACAATTGCATCATCGAGTAGTTCACGAAGTTTTGGAGTAATTCTAACACTAATTGTGCAAACCATTTTATGAAGGTAATCTATTCGAAGATGCTGAAGTTCGTTAGCAAATAAAATACAGTCAAATTCGCTGTCCAGGTTAGTTAGTAGTTTCATTCCAGATTCTTGCTCTATCTGGAAGAGAATGAATCTGATCTTTTTTGGAATATAGCTTATACTATTTAGTACCATATACACCATCTCCTTTACTTATTTTAAGTTTACTATATATTGACAATATTGTCAATGCTTAAATTAAATAAAGGTTAAGAAAATGTTACAAGTATTGATTTAATGGCTTTTTTATAGAAAAATTAACTAAAGGAGAGATTATTTATGAGAAGCAAATTCGATGTTATTGGTAGAATAAAGGATTATATAACGCATCAGCAAGCTATGAAAATTATGAAAAATAAGCCACAAGACCGTAGGGATTATAACTACGATACTGTTGGTATGGACTGGGAGAAGGGAAGCGATGCTCAAATTAGTTGGGCTGAAGATTTAGTTGAAACCTATGTTCAAAATATTAAAGCAGAAATCCAAAAGTCTTTATCTAATAATGAAATCACTTCAGAGGAAGCTAAAGATTTAGAAAAGACTATACTCCATGAAGTTGTTATGAAGGACAATGCGAGCTTCTGGATTAACAAAAGATTTTATCGGAACTAAAAAGTTAAGCGAATTGATTTTAGAAGATGATAAACAATTAGAAATATTAAACAAAATGTTGTTCAAAAAATAAGAGAATTGTTGTAACAAAAATGTAATATAACGTGCACAGCTTGAGCAGTAATAACTTCACGTTTTCTGCCAAAAAATGTAACGAATAGCGCTTTACTTCTTTAGAGGGTAGTGTATACTTTAAGAGTAAACGTTTTTTGTTTTAGAAAACGTGTTCTTATTTCTTTATTTTTATTGCACAAAATGTATGATTTTTTTAATAAAAAGGAATAAATAAGAATACAAGTTCGCATAAGAGGACACGTTTACAACGTGTTCTTTTTTTATGCAGAAAGGAGTAAAAATGAAAAAATCAACTGCTAACAAAATTAAAAAAATACTTCGTGAAAGAGGGGAAACTCAACAAGAGTTTGCTGAAGCATTAGGCTTTAGTTCAAGGCAATCTGTTTTAAGAAGATTTAGGAACGATGTTATCACAACAGAAAAAGACATTAGGAAAATTTGCAATCATTTAAAAATCAAAAAAGAAGAATTAGGATTTTAAAAATTAAGGAGGTACTAAAGATGAAAGTATTTGAAGAATTATCAAGTGTTGCTTGCGAATTTGGAATCATACTTCTAGTCTTAGTTTTATGGTTCGTTAGATAAGGAGGCGATAGAGGAATGAACGGAATTATTATTACACTTATTATATGCTTTACAATTTTGATTATGTTTTTTGGAGGCGAGAAAAAATGAATGCTTCCATCAGAGGAATAATGTTTGTAAAAGCAGATAGAATTAACGAACGAATTGAAAAAGTTATTGGAGCTTATTCGAATATGAAAAGACCTACCAAAGAAGATACTATTCAGTTATTGCGTGGAATACAAGCAATGGTTAATCAAGAGTTAACGCAGGAAGGACAAAGGAGGAGTTAAACAATGGAAAATATAATTGCAGAAATTAGAAATGCTAAAGAAGAACTTAAAGCTGGGAGATATGAAGAAGCATACGTTATGCTTCAGAATGTTGATGATGAGCTTACTTCAAGAGAAATAAAAAAATTGCTTAAATGAGAAGCTATAAAAACTCATTCAAGCAATTAATTCAGTAATGATTTTTCAAACTCAATTCTAAGAAAGAGGTTACTGAAATTATAACAATTAATGAGAGGAGATGCAACGATTATGCTGTTAAAACTTCTTAACGAATTGTTAGTAATTAAGAACATTAAAAATCCATGGCAACATTTTGGTCAACGAGAGTTTAGTTTCATGTATAGATTTGTTAGAACTTCTAATAATACATCTAATAAACTTACTTCGCAGATTAGAAGGTTCGCCGATGATTTAGACTTACCAGCATATGTTGTTGCAAGAGTGATTATATATGGCGAGAAATTTTCAGAGTTTTCTATTGAATGAAATAGAGAACTTTACAAGAACTTATTTAAAAAATCAATATAGTTATGCGATTTTAGATGATGATGCTGAAGTAGAACTTGAAGAACTCGTTAGCGATGCTTCTTCAGATATAGAAGAGGTTCTACGAGATTATTCTTCTAAAATTGATAACGTTATTGAAGAGCAAAACGCACTTCATTTTAAGAAGAAAGATTATGTTGAAGGGGAATTATATTATGAGTAAAAGTATTTTGATTATGGGAGAATCTGGAAGTGGAAAAACTACTTCTATGAGGAATTTAAATCCGAAAGAAACATTTTATTTCGACTGCGACAAAAAAGGATTAAGCTGGAAAGGTTGGAAAGAACAATATAACAGCGAAAATAAAAACTATATTGCTACTTCAGATGTTGCTACAATAATGAGTTTATTAAACAAGATTAGCAACGAGCAAAAGCAAATTAAGGTTATTGTTATTGATACGTTGAATGCAATTATGATCGATGATGAATTTAATCGTATGAGAGAAAAAGGCTACGATAAGTGGCAAGAGTTAGCTTATTCGATTTATGGAATTATAAATATGAGTAACGTACTTCGTAGTGACTTAACTTGCATTCTGGTAATGCACTCACAGACTGAAAGAGATGAAAACACAGGAGAGAAGTTTACCAGAGCAAAGACTTCTGGGAGGAAACTTGACAAGATAGTAGTTGAAAGCAAGTTAACTACGGTTCTACTTGCAAAGTGTGTTGATGGAAAATATATTTTTGAAACTAAAAATAATAATTCTACTGTTAAAGCTCCACTAGGTGCGTTTGATACAGACAGAATTGATAACGATATTGTTAAGGTTTTAGATGCTTTAAAAGAATTTTAAGGAGGAATTAAACGATGATTAATAAAATTGAGAATTGGGACAAAGTAGAAGCTAACTATGGAGAAGGTAAGAGAATAGTTGCAGGTGGTTATATTTGTAAAATCCTTGCTGTTATGAAGGAAAAATCAAAAGCTGGTAAAGAGATGTTAGTAGTTAATTTTGATATCGCAGAAGGCGATTTTAAAGATTACTACATGGAACGTTATAAGAATGCTACTCGTGACCAAAACAATCCAGTTGAGCCAAAATGGAAAGGCAAATATTACCTTCTACTTGAAGGCGATGGCTTTGAAGGTAGATTAAAAGCATTTACTACATCAGTAGAAGAGTCCAACTCAAACTATACTTGGGATTGGAACGAAGATAGTCTTAAAGGAAAACTATTCGGAGCTATCTTTAGAGAAGAAGAATATATTTATAACGGAGAAGTGAGAACTAATTGTAAGATTTGGCAAACTAGAAGTGTTAAGAGAATACGTGATAATGATTTTGAACTACCACGCAAAAAAGAGCTATCAGAAGAAGAAAAAGCAAAAATTAATGCTCCTTTTGTTGATACGTTTCAACCTGTTACCGAAGATGATTTACCATTCTAAAAATTATGTAAAGGAAGAAGAAACTAATGAATGAAATGAACTCAATAACATTTTACAGAAGTTTTTTTGAAGCAATAAAAAATTTAAATGATGAACAAAGATTAAAATTGTATGATGCAATTTTTGAATATCAATTTGAACAAAAAAATATCAATTTTGATGATGCAATTTTACAAAGTTTTTGGATTTTAATTCAACCAAACATTGATGCTTCAAACTCCAAAAGGCTTGCAGGAGCTAAAGGAGGGCGACCTAAAAAAAGCAAACAAAAAGCTAGCTTTTCAAAAAATAAAAACCTAGCTTTTCAAAAATCAAAAAGCAAAGAGGAAGAGGAAGAGGAAGAAGAAGTAGAAGAAGAAAAGGAAGTAGATGTTGATGTAGAAAATATTGCTTCGCCAACAACAGCAAGAAATGTTTTTGATTTTTATTTTCAAAATATAAATCCTACACCTTCCTCTATCGAGGTTGACAAAATAAAAGAACTTCAAAAAGAGTATGCTGATGAGTTAATTTGCTATGCAATAGAAAAAGCTGTTGAAAGGAAAGTAAGGAACTTAAGTTATATTAAAGCAATATTAAGTTCATGGAATAGCAAGGGCATTACTACCAGACAAGAAGCTGAAGAGGAAAAGAAAATAGATGCAGAAGAAGAGGAAGCTGAAAGAAGAAAAAGATTTTTAGAAAGAGAAGGTGGGATTTTTGACTAGAGATGAATTTTTAGATTCAACTAATAAGCTAGAAGGATTATATAATAAAAAACTAAACGATACTCAATTAGCTTTTTGGTTTGAACAATTAAGTAGATATGAGATATATAAATATAAAAGAGCGATTAACGAACTTGGAAAGAACAATAAAACAATGCCAACGATTGCAGAGATATTATCAAAGATTAGAAGCATTAGATTTGATGAAGAACCAAAAGCATCAGTTGAACGTATTCCTTGCGAAACTTGTTTAGGCTCTGGATTAGTTAAGTATACTGATGAAAAAGGTTATGATTACTTCTGCAGATGCTACTGCGATAATGCAAAACAATATCTTGATATGCCTTTTAGAGATTACAAAGATGTATTTTTCTATCGTAAACCGAATAAGGTTAATATTCCTGCTAAAGAAGAACGAGATAAAGTAGAGGATTTCATCTCACAGATTAATTTTTAAGGGAAGTGATGTTATGAATTTAAGCAAGGCAGAAAAGCTAGTTGAAGGACTACTTGAACGTTACCCTCGTACTAGAGCTGATGACCATGTACTATATAGAGCTTACTACTACGAATTAACTGTCCGAGGATTAGTTCAAGTTGACTTTGCTACGTTCTTTACTTACCCTACGAAATTTAATGGCTTAACATTCGCTACTATTGAACGTTGCAGAAGAAGATTACAGCATTATAGACCAGAGCTTAAAGATGATAAGGTTGCAAAGATACGAGAATATAAGCAAGAAGAATTTAGAGAATATGCGAGGAGATAAAAGATAATGGCATACGCAGAAGAATATTTTGAAGGAATAAAAGAAGGGCAAAGAACAATGATAGCATTTATAAATTTTACAATTAGGGATTTTAAAAAAGATGCAACAGAGAAAGAACTAGAATGGTTAAACGAATTGCAGGAAGAAATAGATGCTTGTGCTAATATTTGTGGAGAGGATTAATGATTAAACTAAAGATTGATATAAAATTGCCATCACTTAATGAATTTATTGGTGCTTGTAAAATACAACGTGGTTCATGGAATGCTCGGCAACAAAATGAAACAAGACTTCCAGCATCAGCTTTATTATTACTTATGCAGACTACCAGTACTTAAGCCACCGATTATAATTCATTTTACATGGTTAGAAAAGAATAAACGTAGAGATTTAGATAACATCTCTGCTGTTGGAAGGAAGTTTATTCTAGATACGTTGCAACTATGCGAGAAAATTCCAAACGATAATTTGAACTATGTGGTTGGATTTTCGGATCGTTACGAGAAGTCAGAAGAATACGGTGTAGTGATGGAGATAGAAGAAGGAGTTGAATTAGATGAGTGATAAGCTAAGCGATAATGAGAAGTTTAACTTTAAAGCAACACTAAAGAATATAAGAGTTGAACTAGATTCTGTTGAAAAAGAACTAAATAAAGAGTTTAGTTATAAATACTATATTGATGAGAAATTAGATATGATTAAGTGGAGAGTGGAATATTTGAAAGGAGTTTGTGATGACTAACGCAGATAAGTATTTGAAACAACCACACGACATAGGCAGGTTTGTACAAGAACTAACTAAAAAAATAAGCTATTTTGATAGTTGCAAATATTATAGCGAAGAAATGGAAACAGCAATATTAACATTTTTTAGTGAGGAGGCAGAAGATGACTAACGCAGAAAAATATTTAAAAGATGGAGTAGATGTTGAAGAATTTGTTAAAGATATTTTTAACCCTATTAACAAAGCAACAAATACTACTTTTGAATATACACCTTATATAAACAGCAAAGAGTTAAAGAAGTATTTGAAGAAGGAAATTAAGCCATATCTAACAGAAGAAGAAAGAGTTATATTGAGGAATATAGATGAAGTATATACAGAAATTGATAGAACATCAAATGATTATTTAGAAGTATCTTACAAAGCGGAGGACAATATAAGGAGATTTTATGGATTGCCTTATAAACATTTATTTCAATTTATAGCAGAGCGGAGAACGATACTCTATTGAGGAGCTATTAAATGGATAAAATAATAGCATATAGAGAAATGCTAATAAGAGATTATGAGGCAATAAAAGCACTAACAGACACGATAAAAACATACGAGATATACGACCAAAAAAACCAAAAAGTAGACCCAACACAAAAGGGCGTATCCGTAAGAGCAATAAAGATAATTTTAGGAAAATAAAAACACTTGTTTAGGTAGCGAAGTTGTCACGGATAGGTAGCGAAGTTGTCACGGATAGGTAGCGAAGTTGTCACGACAAGGTAGCGAAGTTGTCACGGAAAGGAACATACAACCGAAGAATTGATAAAAAGAAAACTACAAGAAATGTTTGAACGGAGAATATAGTATAGAGGAGTTGTTGAAATGAGTGGTATTTTTAATTGGGACTATGAACTGGTGGGAAATACTGATGAAATCATAGAACTTAGCAAGCATTATGATAAAGAAATAATTATTTACAAAAACAATAACAAAGTTGTTTTTAGGTATGATGGTTCTTATCGTTTTGAATTAACATTTGATGAAATTGCAATTCTTAATAGTATTATAAAAATGACTAGAAAGAAAAGAAAAAAGTTTGTTGAAGAACAACGCATACAAGAATTGTTAGGAGATGAGAAATAATGACACCAGAACAAGCTGAAATAATCGCACTAAAAGAACACGATAAAGCATTATTAAAACAAGAATATTATGCTTTTATAAACAATTTAGGTGCAACCGATTGCTTTGAAAATGTGATTGAGTTTTTAGACAAATGTAAATTGTTAAAAACAAAAGAAGGAGGCGATAAATAATGACTGGTACTGTTAAGTGGTTCGATGATGCTAGAGGCTACGGATTTATTCAAGTAGATGATACTCTTGAAGAAGTGTTTGTGCATTACTCTGGTATTGTGATGGAAGGACATAAATCTCTTCCAGAGAATGTTAGAGTTAAATTTAACATTAAGAATACTCAAAAAGGTAAGTGTGCTGTTGATGTAGTTTTAATTTAATTTGTGGAGGAATTTGACTATGAGTGCTAAAGAAGAGTTATTGTCTTATAGATTTAAAATTAAAAAGGCTGATGAAACATTGGAAGAGTACGAGAAGTTTAAAACTCGTGCTGAAAAAATGAATAGTGTTATATCTAGTGTTAGCTCTAGAACTAATATAGCTTCAGATAAAGTTGGCTCTAATGCTATTAAAATGGCTGAACTTTCTAAACTATATCAAAAGGAATGGCAGGAAGCGGAAGATGAAAGATTTTTATTAATCGGCAAAATCCAACATCTTGAAGAACCATTCCGCACTATTCTTTTTATGAGATATATTCAAGAGAAATCTTTTGAAGCTATCTCTGAATCAATTAAATACAGCTACTCTCGTACTATTCATCTGCATCGGAATAGCTCTTCAACTATTTGACAAAAATAAGAAATAGCAAATGTTAGCATCTCGTAGCAAGACATAGCATATTTTTTATGATATTATGATATTATGAAGTAGTAATAAATCATAAAAAATCCCTTTTGAAGTTTTCTTTCACGCAAAAAGCAATTCGTAAATTTATACGAGTTGCTTTTTTATTGCGGTTTTTAAAAGAGCTATTGCTGGAGTTGGTGCTTATGGATTATGAATTTTGTATGAAAAGAAAATGTAAAGAATGCAAAAAGAAAATCAAATGTGACAACCAACTTAAGTATGAAGCTCTTACTTATAGACCATTCGAAGAATACTTCAAAAAGCTAAAGGAGAATAAAGCAAATGAAATTGATCCGAGTTATAAAACCATTCAATGATAAAGTTAATAAAACACTTCGTACATCTAGAGAAGAATATAAGTGCGATGATGCTAGAGCCGAACTTTTAATTGAAAAAGGTTATGCAATATTATTGCAAGATATTGAAGAACCTAAAGTTGAAGTTGCAGTTAAAGATAATAAAAAAGAAAAGGCAGTTAAGAAAGTTGCAAAGAAGTAATCCTATCGTTCAGAGGTTCTACAATTCGCCAGAATGGAAAAAAGTTCGCAAGGCATATAAGATATATGCAAAAGGAATTTGCGAACGTTGTCGGCAATCCTCGGCGAAATCGTGCATCATAAAATCTATATCGGCTATAAGAATATTTATAATCCAGAAGTAACATTGAACTTTAATAATTTGGAATTGCTTTGCAGAGATTGTCACAATAAAGAACACTTCGCTGATGATTTATTTGATGCAGAAGGATTTATTAAAGATGATAACAAGTCAACTTTAGAACTCGCTGGGGTTTACAAAAAATAATTTTACTCGTGTGCCCCCCTAAAAGCCTTGCGACAGTATGGCTAGAGATATCGGCGCTAGAGTAATACAAAAA